CTTTGCTTCAAGCGTGACATCGTCGCCTTGAATGACGGCCTTTCTGTCGCCTCGCTTATCGTAGTCTAACGAATGAGCAACCAACTTTGCCAACGGCGTGATAGAAGCATGAGCGTAAAGGTAGTTAGTGGTCATTTGCTTGGCGTAGGAAAGTGCCTCGCCGGAAGCAACTTCCATGACCCGTGCGATGTCCTTCTGCAAGTTATCCAACATACGGTTGAATTCTCTTGAATCTACATGGATTGTCATTGACCCATGCGAAGAAGATTTCGTCATGGGTTGATAGTGGACGCCCTTCATCAATCCACACTCCCCAAGTGGGCCAGCCGCTTGAGGTTCATGTAGCCCCGCTCTCGCAGGTTGTTTCCACGGATTGTCCCATCGTTGCTGGCGGTTTGAAAGACGGACTCATCCTCAAGATAATATGCGGCGGCTATGTCGGCGCAAATCTCACGCAGAACATGGGCCATTTCACCTTCCTGCACAGTGACTCCCGAAGCATGGCTAAAAGAGATACCTGTGACGCCGGTAAGGTCGTTGGAGGATTTACCCGTCCATTTGAAAGAGTCGCCGTCCACATTTCCGTTTCCAGCACTTGAAAAGCCGGATGCGTCAGACAGGGTGATTGTCGTTGCACCTGCGCTGATTGCGCCGCTGAGAGTCGTTTCAGCGATGTGGTCACTTGGGACATCACGCCCATAATCACGGAAGGTTTGGTCAATGTCAATCGTAGCACGACGAATGACACTGGTTAGACGATTTGAAGCACGGCTTCGCTGTGCGCTGTCAAGAGCAAGGCGAGAGCCAACATCGGATGTAGTGCAATAGTAGACCATCACATCGCCCCCTGCACATCAACGCCAAGCGAAGCGAACAGGGCAACTGCGGCATACTTGAGATACTTTGCCATTGTAGACAACTCAAAAACGGCTTGCTCAAGCAGAACAAGTCGTTGTTCTATGGAGTCAAACCGCTCGTCGCTCATTCTTCTTCGCCTTCCAATTTTTCTACGGTGTCTTTGACCATTTCAACCACCTCTTCGGCGGCGTCAAGAATTTCATCAACAGTGATTTTGCCATCGGCCTTCATTTCTTTCCACTTGGCAAGCAACCATTTGCCAGCGTAGGCAAGCACGAGTAGGTCAACTAAAATAGCGGTTCCGATAAGTAGCATTGTCTCAATGTCCATGTCTTTAGTCCTCCTTGTGGTATAAGACTTCCTTTGCGGCGGATAGCGGGATGACGGTAAAATGGCGGTTTTCCCCTACCCGATAAATCTTGTAGCCATGAGGTGTCTCTTCAATGTTGACATTGGTGTAGCACCGTTCCGGCGGTTGATATACAATTTTTCCTTTTCTTTTACTCATTTTTTTCACCTTTTTTTTTCTTAAAAATACGATTGCGAACAACTTGTTGCTTCATTATCATGTCTACATATTCTTCTAACCATTTATCCATTCAGCCACCCCTTGATGTCATTTGATGAAGGCATTGTTGGGTATGTGTCGGTAGGCCAACGAGACTCAACAACTCGGTATTCGCCTGTTCTTGACAAATGAACAATCGGCAAGACTTCAAAAGTAGTCCAATCAAAATTAGGGTAGTTTTCAGTTAGAATTTCAAGCATAGACCTCATTATTCAAGCCTCCTTACATCAATAAATGTCCTTGTTTCGGGGCCAGCAAGCACCCCTCCAATTTCCCAAGTGCGACCAGCGCAAAATGCGCTAAAGAAAACTTGACTGCCTGTCGTCAAATAAACGGTTGAAACACCGCTTCCCGAATACCTGTCAATCGTGGAGGTTCGGTTTCGGAACGACAGAATATCACCTGTATTTGAAGAGGTGGATGAAATCGTGAGCCGATAATCAATGGTTGAACCTCCCGATATGCCCGCCAAAAAACCTGCAAAGGTGAATTGATACAGTCCATCGGCGTTGATAGTAAGATAGTCGGGAGTGACTGGGTTAAAACTGAAATCAGTTATGCTCGTAGGGTCATATTGTTCGTATAGCAAAGCCGAACCCGAAAGCCCAAATTGGCCGAAAGATAATTGTTCAGTTGAACCATTAGTAAGAGATGTTATGGAAGAATCAAGAACAAACTTTTGATATTGACCCTTGATAGCACCTTGAGCCGCCGTAGCGTAGTCTGCTGAATTGAATGCCTTGACTTGTGCGAGATTGGTCACCTCGGAGTCCATGAGCGCACCAGCGGCTTGAACATTGGTTGCATTGGTCACATCTGCGCCATCATCAACATTAAGATGGGACAGCATACTGGTTTTATCAACACCGAGAGCGATTGTTCCACTTGTTGTGATAGGAGAGCCCGAATCAACCTCTATACCATCCGAACCTGTCAAAGCAACTGATGTGACAGTCCCGCTACCCCCACCACCACCTCCGCCGACTTCGCTTGAGCCGAGATACAATTTGTTGCTGTCTCCACTGTTAAGCCAAAGGGTGTTTGCGGCTACGCCACCGGGATTGCTGGCTTGTGGATTCAATTCAAGGCCAGTAGGGTCAATAAGTCCGTCCACATCTAACTTACCTGTGATATGGAAATCACCATTGACTTTGGGCATCGGGCCGGAAGCATGACGGGGACTGCGATAGATACCGGGTGAGATTTGACTAAACGACCATGTGCCTCGTAACTTGGGCGTTTTGATTGAGCGAATATCGGCACCTTGCGAAGTGTCATCCACAGGCCCTTTCAACACTACACCGTCGTCTATTTCAAATTCTTCAACGGAAATGTAGGTGTTGTCACTCATCAAGCATTTGTGTCCAGCGGTATTTGCTTTTAGCACAATTTTACGATAATACGCCTCAAAACCCGACGGCATACCATTTGCCCCTGCTGTTGGAATGTAAAACCCACCAACCGTAGCGTAGTATTCTACGGTAGCCAATCCAAAGTCAATGCTGGTGCTGGTGATTGAAAATGCTGTAAAAGAAAATACTTTGAGTCTGTCATTGTCTACCAAGTCGCCATCCGGTGAAAAATCTGTCGGAGAAGATACCGTAAAAGAATCAAAGGTGGCTTTTCCGCTGGTTCCGGTAGGTGCTACATAGTCCGGTGCAAAACGACCGGTAGTTAAGGTCACCGTAGGATGCGCCCCATCATCAAATTTAGTCACGGGAGTAGACGACCCAAGCATTTCAAAAATGACACCTGTTGCATCCCCGCTGTCCCCAATCAGCGCAAATCTTTCGTTGTAAGTTTTGTATGAGCCAAAAAAGTTAGGGGATGCGCCGTGTTCAAAAATAATTTTTGTTCCGGCGGCAGGTGCAACTGTTCCGTCAAGAAATAATCCTTTTACCCTCATATTATGTATAAGGTTTAGGCTATGTGTAAAGTCCGATTCAATGATAATTTCATCAACAGAAAAAGCCGATGCGGGAAGTGCAATATCCCAATCACAATCTTGAAGTCCTTGGTCGTTAAAAATAACAACATCGCCCGCCGCCGGTGAACCAACCGGAAGCCAATTAGTGTTATCGCTTGCGCTTGTAGAAGCCGAACCACTCCAAAAATAATTCGTCATGTTCAAAGCCTCGTCTTGGTTTTACCGGTTTTTAAGGCCGTTCCACCAACTTCCGAGATAAGAGCGAGCATATCCTCGCCACGCTTAATGAAGCCCCGCAACTGTGCGGTTAGCCGAATGTCTTGCTCTTTTCGCTCGGACTCGTTGACATACGAAGGAATTGTATCAATCATCACCTGCAAACAATCAGCACAAACAAGAGCCTTAATGGCAGTTTCCTTTTGTGCTTCTGTCACTACATTGGGTGAGTCGGCGGCGAGAACGCTTCGGTTGCGGGCGGATTTGTTGACCTGCTCGGTTCTCATGCTAATATATTCGGTGATAGTAGCGTCGTTCAAGCCTCGTGGCCTGTTGAGTAAATCACGAATGTTGTCCGTGGTCACGGTCATTCTTCTTCACCTAACCCATTGACAGGCCATTTGTCGTTAAAATCTTTGGGGACATCAATGACTTCAACTCCTTTTGGTGCAACGGGTGTGCGACCAAGCACAAAAACCAACTTGGTTTCAACGATTTCCTTAGCCATGCGACTATCGGGAATCCAATAGGTGTTTGCGTCGGGAAGTAGCGACAGGGGACTGTTGGGTTTGCGTGAAGCAGGTTTGGCTAAACGAACAAGCCATCCGTTGCGGGATAACCAATGTTCGGCTCGGTGACGAAGGTCTGCGACTTTTGCGCCTTCGGGAATAACGATACCTTTTTTGTTGAGTTGTTTAACCAATTTTGCACGCTCGCTCATGCCTTCTTCTCCTTCTTTGCTCTACTACTCTTCTTTGGTTTTACCAGTAAATAACGGTTAGACTTGACATCCCAACGGTAAATATCACCGTTTTTGTCTGTCCATTCTTCAATCACGAAGAATCACCTAATCAGTTGCCTTCAATGTATTCAACATTGATGAAGAAAACACCTGCCGTCAAAGCGGCGGTTGCCACGGTTGCGACAACTGGCGTAGGGACACCCATTTTCAAGGGAAGGTCGTTGGTTCCAGCAAAAACAGCATCCAAAGTTAGCGAAGCCTTACCAGTAGCGGCCTTGAAGGCATCTGTGTTGCCAAGCAGACCAAAAGCGACGGTAGCCGAACCACTTGAAGTGACTGCCGTTTCAATTTCAATCGTTGCGTTGGTGATAATCGCATTTTCGGGAATCAGTTGAGCCGTTCCACTTTCGTCATTGAGCGTGATAGCCCCAACTGCACCACCGTCAGTAGCAAACGAATACTTGAATGAAAGGTGCTTTGGTTGGTTCCCGTCAGTCTTGGCGTTGCTAACAGCGTCGTCAGCGAGATACTTCGTTTCCACGAAGTCTTGAAACTTTCGGTTTTGAGCCAATTAACTCACCTCAAATGACACCGGTAATCTTGGCAATACGGTTTGAGGTTCCAGCGGAAGCACCGTCTTGGTGTTCGTGAACCACTGAGCCCATGTAGCCGGTCAAGAGCCAGTCAAAACCAACGCCGGGAAGGCGGGTCAACTCGGTTTCTTGGTAGCCAGCACCGTTGTAGGTGAAGAATTCAGCCGTTTCGGCACCGGGAATCAACAGGAGAGCATCGGAACCAATGGCGGCGGAGGCGGCACCCTCAAGGAGTTTTCCGCCCGTGTAGTCTCGCGTGTAGTAGATGGTCATGTTGGCGACTCGGCGCATGTGGTCTTGAAGGGACTCCACGACATTCCCGTAGAGTTGGGTGTTCAAGAGGGCACTTCGGGTGGAGGCAGGGAGGATGAGAGCCATTGGCTCGTCGCCCGACACACGGCCTTCTGCGAAGATTTTGTCCATGGTTGCCAAGAGGTCAGACTCTTCATCAGCCGAAGCACTACCGAAGGTTGCGGTTGCGGCTTGAGACTGTCCAGCACCAGCATGAAGGGTGGAAAGAATGTTGTTGTCTATGACATCTGCACGGCCACGGACAATAGCAAGTTGCTGGCGGTCAATGTTCTCAAAGGACTCACCACGGAGGCGCACAGTGTCAAGGAACACACAGCGACCTTGACCCTTCTGCAACTTCACGGTGTAGTTGCTGGTGCCAATCTTGGTTGGGTCAACCGTTGCGGCGTCGTCCAGCGGGTAGGAGAAGGTTCCTTGAACACCGGTGTACCACTTGAATTCAAGCCAAGGGACGGTTCGGGTTCCAACGACCTGCGTTCCGACTGCAATACGGGTGGATTGAAGTTGAATGAAGTCTCGTAGGGTCTGCTCAAGAACGGCGTCACCGGTTCCGAAGGGGCCAGCGGCGGCGGATGCGTTCGTCATAATGTCTTCCAAAGATTTGTTCATATTTTTCCTCTCCTTTCATCAAGCAGTTGCACATTGGCTGGTGTTCACGGGGATGAGGTCGCCAGCCGTAGCGACAGTTTCACCTTCACCGACATAGACTCCGACCAACTTATCAGACCCCGCGGTTCCTCCGACACGACCGCTACCCTTGAGGTAGACAAGTTGTCCCGTGGTGTAAGTTTCTGCGAGAGCGGCGACCATGTGGACTCCGCCCATTGGGAAGTAAGACACCGTAGCACCTGTGGTTTCAAGCACAAGGTCGGCATCTCGGCTGGATTCGCCAGCGGACACACCCAAAGGCACATCCGTTGCGGCACCAACTTGAAGTTTGTTGTTCGTTCCATCCTTTGAAAGAATGATACCGACACCGCTAACGGTTTCGGCATCTTTCAAAGTTGCGTTTCGGGGGTCGTTTCCTGTAAATGCTACCATTTTATTTCACCTCAAAGTTGTTCAAATCGTGGGGCACGAATGCGGTCGTCGCTGGTTTCAACACCGGAAAGCGTCTTGTTCCAAGCGGATGCCCAAGCGTTCCATGCTTGGCTGTAAAGGGATTCGGGAGTCTCCACCATTTTACCGTTAAGGTAGTTTGCAACGACCTTCTCGGAGACAGGGGCAGGGGAGGATTCTTCGGAAGCCACGGCAGGTTCAGCGGGCTTCATGTCCACAACAGGTTCGGGGTGGCTCTCCTTCCAAGAGGCGATGATGGACTCAAGGGTTTCGGAGGAAAGGTCTTCGTGGCCCTTCATGCCGAGGGAGGTTGCGGCTTCAACGAGGGACAGGCGGGATTCTTCGTGCTTTGCGGCTTCCATAGCACGCATGTTTTCCAATTCTGCACGGGCAAGCACCAATTCTGCTTGAAGGGCTTCCATTTCACTCGCTTGAGCGTTTTCTTCAACAATATGTTCTTCGGACATGATGTCGTTCTCCTTTCGGTATTCTGTGTGAGAAGCGGTTTGACTTATCAAGGTTTCTTCGGTGGAGGCTGTTCTGCGAGCGCGAGGATGCCCTTTGGGAAGAAGGTCATTGTCTTGCTTGTAGTTGGGGTTAGATGGCCTACCGGTTCGTAGAAGGTAAAGGAAAGCATTGACTCGTGCGATACCCCAACCGTTGCGGGACATGTTAGGGGCGTGACTTGTGGAGAAAGCACCAGCACCACGACGGAACACAGTAAGAAGCGCACCCATAGAGGCTTTACTACCTTTACCCTTCTTGTTATGTTCCTGCATTTTGTTTTGAATGGTCTTACGGGTAGCGGGCGACACAACAATTGATTTATTGGGTTTTTTGGCTGAACCGGGTGGATTTTTCTTAGAACCACGCCGTCGCTCGCTTGGCTTGGCTGGCGTTTTGCGTGGGTCATTGGGGCCGGGTCGTCCATGCTGTCCTCCGTGCTTCGCTTCAACTGTCTCTTCAATCTTTACCGCACTTTCAATGGTTGCGCGTGGATAAGCGGGCTTGTGGACGATGGCGAGATGGTCAAAGGTAAAGTCCATGTCAAAGACCATGCCTTTTTCATTTGCTGAGATGGGAACGCCGTAGCCGCCAATAGATACACCGTAGTCGGGCTTAAGCCACATACCGGACTCCAAAGCCTCAAACAATTCGCTTCGTGCGACATGGGCAACATAGCGGACTTCATACCCCTCTTCTCCTTTGTCATCCATTTCAGCAGACGCCACAATACCAACATTGGCTTCGTTGACGCCGCCATCGGTGTTGCGCTCAAAGCCAACAGCCTTTGGCTTTGGATGGTTAAGGGTTAAGTCTGCACCAAACATTTGCTTGACGGTGGCTTCGGCACCACGCTTTGTCAAGGCCCACTTGTTCTTGTTGAAACCCTCATGGAAAGCAACACCTTTTATTTCCATAATAGTATTGCCTGTGGATGCCTCAACAGTTGCGCTAATGGATTCAACGGATGCTTCCATTGTGACATTGACCGGCTTACAGGTACCATTGACCATTTCTTCTCCGATGGGGCATTCTTCCGACGCCTTCATCTTTTTATCATAGCCAGCGGTTTTTTCTTCATCCTCATCTTCGTGATAGGATGCGAGTTTTTTTCCTGTTTTTTCCTCGTATTCTTCGTGACTCTTACCGGGCATAAACACAGTATCGTCACCTTCCTTATGAGAATGAATGCCATCAAGACCTAACTCTTTTGCTCGGCTTTGCGCTTCGCCGGGATTATCAAAAACATCGCGACGAATCATTTTGGCTTCAACGGCTTCTGTGCAACCACAACCACAGCCACCTTCCTCAGCCTCAACGACTTCTTCAATTCCTTCAAGGATTTCTCCTTCGTTTTGCATCCATTCATCATAGAGCAACCATGCTCTTTTTGCATCATAGGATTCGCCGTTTTCCGCTTCAACCTTGCGCCCACCTTCCCATTGTCGGCATGACCAATAGCGTGCTTTGGTTCGTGGGCCGGGACTGTCGCAGTTGTGGCGACTTCGGAAGTTTTTGCGCCGTTGTGGGTCATCACGCTTGATTTCCATGTTGGGGTCGCCAAAGCGAACAATCACAACACGACCGGCTTCGTTTTGCACATACACGGCAAATTTCTTAGGGCCACCGGAGGTGCGGAACGGTTTGTTGAGCGTCACCTTTTTTCCTTGATATTCGGCGGATTCAACAGTTTCGCTTTGCGCCTCGTCATACATAGAGTTGCAGACAGCCGCACGCTGTTGTGTGCTTGGGTATTTTGCTACGGTCTTATCGTCACCCATGCACCTATCCATGTAAGCGTCACGGCTTTCGCCATCACGAACATCGGGCATGGGCTATCCACATACCGAGTGACTTTTAATCTAATCGCCACAACTGTTGTCCGTCGTTTCGTATTTCATCATACAATTTTTCAGACATAATGTCTCGGACATCCTCGTAGGATAGAACAGCCTTATAACCCAACTTTGTGACTACTTTTACGAGATTTGCCATGTGTGTGCCGTCAATTGGATTTAGAACAGTTATTTTTGGCCTTAAACCAAGATGGTGATTGCGAACCGATAACAAATAGGAATGCCAGCCACTTTGCCGGTATTCGGGAAGAATAAAAGTATTGCCAACAAAATGAAAGTGCCCTAAGTCAAGGGAACCTGTGTAGCCTACGGGGTGCCCGTCATAACGAAGCACCCAATGAGACATCAAGTCAAAAATTTCGGGATAGCCTTTTTCCGATGGCGTTTGGTATTCGTAAGGCCAAGCGTCGTGAAGAAAGCGATACTTCTTTACCGTTAATCCTCTTTCTTCTTCCATACGGCCTTACCTTCCGCCACCAATTGTATTCTTGCTCGGCGTTCTTCGGCATCCATCGTATGTTTGTGTTCTTGGGCTTTGAGAGCCATTTGGCGTTCCAACTCGGCACGCTTTTCCATAACACGGGTTTGGGACTCAATGACTGATGGGTGCAATTCTGTTTCAGTCTGTTGTTCTTGCTTCCACAACTCAAGCATGGTTGCGAAGGCTGGTTGTGCCGTTCCACCAATGATTGCGATAAGGGCAATAAAGCCCTCAATGTTTTCAAGCACGACATCGGGTTTGGCGATACCCATAGCGACTACTGCGCCACTGGCGGCAAGCCATAGATAAACGGCGGGAAGTGCCGTCCACTTAATCATGCGGTCGTTCACTGAATCTTTGTGTTCTCTTGTCATAATTTTCACACCATTTCGTTGCTTCTTGGTAGCGTTCCCGTTTGCTTAGAAGTTTTATCCAATCGGGTTTCACCGTCGCTTTCGGGTTGCATTCCGATGAGGTCAAGTGACTGATTAAGTGTTAGGATTCCTGCTTGATAACCCATAACTGCGCGCTTCATAGACTCAATCGGGGACTCTTCTGCGATAGGTTCAAACATGAATTCGGGCAAGTCTTTCATTTGATGCTTGATGCCTTTTAATTCAAGTTGCTTAGAAAACAATTGCATAACGCCTTGCTTGACGATAGATTGCAGACGACTGATAGCAGTGTTGGCCCACATGTTGGCGTTGTAGGTGGCGGCAAAGGTTGAGCCCTTTTCTTGACCGGCGGCAACACGAGGCACATGGAGAACAGCGGCAACATTGGCACCCACCATGTCAAGGAATCCGCTATTGTCGGGAATGGTGTTGTGCAGGTCTACATGGTGCAAGGACACATAGGAAGGTAGGATTGGCATTTGGTCGCCACGCAGACCCTCAAACAACTTCACTACTTCATCCATAATGATACCCAAACGCTCGGCTTGTTCGTCGGGGTCGGTGATGTGTTCAATGGCCGATTTGTCAATCGTGATGAATTGTTTAGTCATACTGTCCTCAAGAGCGATGCGGTTATTCATGCTGTTGTATTTGACACGGACAACCTGCTCAAGCGACGAAAAACGGGATTGACCCCACACACCGTAGGTTTGACGGAGTTTGGTGTCCTCAAACCAATTTGATTTGTAGTCCGTGCGAAGGTGAACAATCTCGGCTTTGGGAAACACCATTGTCTCAATACCTTGTTCTCGTAGAATGTAAAAGTCATTGGACATAATAGGGCTGTTTTCGTCTGCCGTAAAAGGCAGACCTCGTGCGCCTCGGTTATCAACAATGGTGATTTGTCGGATAGGAAGGCTTTGGATAGCCGTGATACCAACGCCGGTGCGACCTACCAACTTGTTGATGTCGTTCCCATAGACTTGCAGATTGCGAAGCGCGTTGATGAGGAAGTCGTCAAAGTCTACTCGCTCTACCATTTCAGCGATAGCGGCCCGTATAGAGGCGTTCTTAGCCTTTGCGTAGTCAATACGGTAGTTGTTAGCGGTAAGCGAAACGGAACGCACAGCACCGTTTAATTCGGGGTCAAGTTTGACCATGTTATCATAGAGGTCAAATTTGTTTTTGAAGTTGGTGTCGCTTTGGAATTTCTCGGTGTCCTCAAAAATGTTTGGGAGTCCAGCGGCTACGCTGAGGGAAACATTTGACCCGACTCGTTGAATCGGGACTTCTTCGGCCACAGCGTTGCGGCGGAACCTATCAAAGATACCCATGTCTAAGGGGGTGTGTTGCGCGTTTTATCAATGTAGCGTATTTTTTTGTTTTTCTTGATTATTTTTCTACAAAAAGAATAAATCGCACGCCGTAGTGTCTTTTCGCTAATTCTTTTTTTGTTTCATAGATGGGTAAGAAGAAGTTGTAACAAGGAATAGAATAGCGGCCTTTGATACATACCTATGAAGAAATAAAAGAATTAGAAAATCGGGGCGCAGTGTAGCGTTTTATTTTTTTTGTTGGTTCTAAATCAAGAAAAAGATAAACCTTCATAAAGGGTTCAATAGTGCGTTTAACTATGAGAGCGACACCCGAATACGGATATGACCTCATCGCCAAGCACTACGACAGCAACAAGAGCAAGTTGGAAAACGCTCGCATTCTTCACGGGATTGACCCCAAGAAGTCTGTCAAAGGGTGGGAGATGTCAATTTACCGATGGCTACGCAACGAAAAAGTGGTGCCAGCGGAACCTATTCAACCACCGGCTGATGTGAACAAATCATACCACTACGACGACATTAACGACACTTACTACACTTTCTTAACGATTGCCGACCAAATGGTGTCTGTCAGTGGTGATAAACACCGAGCCATGAAAGAAGCCTACTCAAACATGGTTGGCAAAGGTGCCTCCATGAATGAAATCACACGAGACTTCGGCATTCCTCGTGCTTGGTTTGACGAATACCGCCGACGCCACGGGTGGACACACGATATGTCCCCTTACACCGATGAAGAAATCGCCACCACTGATGTTGACCAACTCGTTGAAGATTTAGTGTTAAAGAAAAAACATTTACTGCACGAGAAGTTTGAACGACGCAAATGGAAAGAAATTGAATCATCGGCTGAAAAATACGATATGTTTTCTTCGCTGGTTCTCAATGAGTTTAAGCAGTTGATTGGCGACGAGTTGCCCGAAGTGCCGGAAATTATGATGGTGGACGAAGGGGCCGATTATTCCCTCGTCATTAGCCCCACAGACTTTCATTGGGGCAAATACGGATGGGTTGATGAAGTCGGTGAGACTTACAACTTCAACGAGGCCCGAAAGCGGTTGATGGAAAAGACCGAAGAGTTGCTTTGTCGCTTGCCTTCCCGCCCCGAACAAATCATTTTGGCTACGGGTAGCGATTGGTTCCATGTTGATACCGATGCTGGCACAACAACCAAAGGCACACCACAGGATATGTGCGGAAGTCCTGCTGAAATCCTTATGACCGGCTGTAAGTTGGCACGAGAACACATTGACTTGCTACGACAAATTGCACCTGTCAAGGTAGTGTTCATGCCCGGAAACCACGACCGTATGTCTGCCATCGCTCTTATGATGTATCTATCGGCTGTCTATGAGAATGTGGAGGACTGTGAAGTTGTTGTCAGTCCATCTACCCGCCAATATGTTCACTACGGCAACAATTTGTTGGGCTTTATTCATGGCGACGGGGCACGAAATCTCGTTGAGTTGATGAGCAACGAACAAAGAAAATTGTGGGGAGAATGCGAACACCACGCTTGGTTCCACGGTCATTTGCATCACCGACAGGTTGTTGAAAAGGGCGGTTGCTTGATTGTTCAATTGCCGTCGCTTGCAGGACATGACCGATACCACGCACGACAAGGCTACACCACAAGCCAAGCAGGATTGGCCGCTCATCTTATTGACAAAGAAAAAGGTTTGATTGCAACCTTCTTTGCGCCCGTGGAGGGTCAGCATTGAATGGTCAAATCAAAAAGTTAAGAAAATGCAACAACTGTGGACACGAGTATTTTTCCCGCTATAATACACATAAAAAATGGTGTAAAAAAACAAAGAAAATGGTGTATTGCGGCACAGCAAGGGTGATTCGTGATGAAGCGTGAACATGTCCGATGCGATTCGTGCGGATGGGAAAGTAAATCTCTTTCTCAAGCCAAGGCTTATACGAGGGTTTGTCCGTATTGTGATATGCGCTCGCTTAGGCCGTGGTCGTGAATGTATGTCTTTGAAGGTTGATATTTTTTGGAATTTTCCAGTGAACATGTTTGTGATGCCCAATGTCCCAAATCAAATCAGCATTAGCCTTTGAGCGAGCAAGAAACGATGTTTCCTACTTTTATCGTTGGCTTGGCTACGCTTGGGGCGACCACATAGGCGAATGGATGAACATTTACACCAACAGGAAGGGTGCCCATGTGCATAGGGTGTGTATTATTGCACCACGAAGTCACAGCAAGTCAACTACTCTTGGCGTAAAACTATTGCACATGTGTTTGTTTGAGAAGTTTAATGGCAAACCTATGGACATTTGGTTGTTTTCGGCATCGCAGGACACAGCGGTTCGTCGGCTGGCTGAGATTAGAAAGGACTTAACAACCCACAAAGAGTTGGCAAGGTATATTGACAGCAAAAAAGGTGGTAAAAAAGAATTGTGGCTCAACAACGGGGCAGTTATTCGCTGTTCCTCCGTCGGTTCTGCCATTCGTGGCGACCACCCCGCAGTTGTGGCACTTGACGATGTGTTGCTGGATGCAAAGAAAGAGTTGAACAACGAACAGTTGCGCCATTGGTTGCGTAAGGTTGTCATGCCAATGCTTGACCCCGGTTCGTTTTTGTTCTGCGTCGGCACACCGATGAGCATGATGGATTTATACCACACAGAAATGCTGGACAATCCCGAATGGAAAACGGGCACATGGTCGGCTATTCCTAATTGGGATGAAAGCAAACACGAGCCGGAAAATCTGTATGCGCTTTGGCCGGAGTTTCGCCCGCTTGATTTTCTTTTAGAGCAAAAGAAAGTGACAGGAGACTTGGAGTTTGCACAGGAATTTTTGTGTAAGGTGATTGACGATGAGGCCGCTGTCTATCCACGAAAATACACACGAGCAAACATGGACTTGGAACAGGTGTTTGACAAAGAAAAGCGTAGCGAAGGTCGGTATGTCGTTGGTTTTGACCCATCGCAAGGTTTGGGTAAAGACTACTCGGTTTTGGTGCTGGTTCGGCAAGAATCCGATGGCTCGCTGGTCGTTGCAAACATTTGGAGAAAAAATGACTTTTCCCCCGATAGACAAGCCGACATGATAGGCGAATGGTGCAAAAGGTATAGTGCGCCACTTGCGGCTGAGGATGTTGGCTTTCAACGATTATTCCAAAGTCTGCTGGAAGCAAAAGGAATCAATGTTGATTATCGCCAAAGCCGAGTAAGCAACAAGGGATTGAAACAAGCACTGATGAACCGATTGCGGGTGTGGTTTGAACGGGGCAAAATTGTATTCCCCTATGGCGATGATGCTACAAGGCGGGTTGTTTCGGAAATGCTGGAAGAATTGGAAGCCCACGCTTGGAAAGGCGGGGACATCGTGGACACCGGCCCACACAACGACTTGGTTATGGCATTGGCACACGCCGTTGACCAATTCAGCCATCAAACGGCGGGCGTGGCTTGGGGCGCACGAGCAAGCGGAAAAGGCGAATGGTCGGGTGGCGTCGGTAAAGCAAAATCCCGAAGCAAGATGTTCCGAAGTGTAAGGCGTCGTTTATAAGGTCTTTTTTTCAAAATTTTTATTGCGGATTTTTTGGGGTGCTAAGCAGTGCTGTCGCCGGCGGCGACCCCTGTTTTTGGCCAAATTTCGAGGGTGCCCCGTAGCGGCCACAGAAACCGCCCTTCCTGCGCCTCAAATCCTGCGGTGCTACCCATGCCGCCCCCGCCCCCGTTGCGTGCGAGGAAGGGGCGTTTATCGGCTTGTTTTGGGCATCGCCGCCGGTGGGGTGTCTGGTGGTTGTCGTTCGACGGGGTAACGCAAGGGGGCCCCTCCCCGCCGTGGCGGAGAGGGGCCCGTTGTACGGCTCGGAGAGCCGGAGGGTGCGGGTTCGTCCCGCTGTGGCATCAGCCGGTCATGTCCGACTCATGGAGGGGCTCAACAGCCAACCCAAGGTGGTGCGAGAACCCACCGTCCGCTTGGATGTCAAACAACACGGGGACGAGGCGGGCGGGGCGGTTGAAGGTGCCACGGTCGCCACGGACTTTGACGGCACCGTCCTTCATCATCTCACGCATCGCTTCACCGACCGTCATGGTGGGCACGGTGCGGGTCGCCTTGACGCCAGCCTTGAACGCCCGACCGGAGAAGCGGAAGGCCCGCATCTCAAACCGGTGTCCGCCGATGACGGAAAGGGTGGTCGAGAGTCCTTCCTCCTTGCTGGTCAGGAAGGGCAGGTGGGCGAAGTTGGCACCGGGCGTCATGTTGTGGCGTGGGTTGCCGCAGGTGGGGCAAGCGTGGCCGGCGTTCTTCACCTGTGCGTTTCCGTAGGTGGCCGTTCGTCCGCTGGTCTTGCAGGGTGAGCAGTACCAGTTGCCGGCGAACACCGACGCCTTGAACCAGTCCATGAAGGACGAGGCGTTCACGGTGAACACGCCGGCGTCAACATCCAGCACTGAGCAGTTGTAGGCGTTGCCTTGCGTGGTGGTTTTGTCCGACTGCTCAAGCATGGAACGGTCATGTGCCTCCATCTCGCCCCGTAGGTGAACGAAGGCGTCCCGTAGCATGCCGACGGACTCAACCACGACATAGCGGATAAGGTCGCCGGGGCTGAGGCCGAAGGCGTCGGCTTGCTCGGCGGTGGCGACCTTGCACCCTTCGGGCACCTCGTCCACATCTTGACCGGTGCGCTCACGGAGGGCACGGATGGCGGTTTCACGCTCGGCGGCGGCCTGTCCCTGCCATTGGTCAAAGGCCATGATGGCGGCGGCGGCACGGCGCACGGCTTGGCCGGCGGCGTTGGTGGCGGCGAGGGCGTCAAGCATCACAGCGTCGGCGGTGTTGATGACCCACGGGATGCCACGGGTGGTGGTGAAGTGCAGGCGGTAGACGCCAGCGGCCATGAGGCCGTTCACCATGTCGGCGGCGTCCTTCGCCTTCATCTTGAGGCCCACGAGGCCGGCAACGGCTCGCATGTCACCAGCCTTTGCGGCGTCCTTGACTCGGTAGCCGTTGACAGGGAGGCGGCGGGTGCCGGCTTTGTCCATGTCTGGCCGCAGGGTGTCAAGGAAGCGTAGCATAGCCTCCATGAGGGCGGCCAGCAGGGCGGGCCGCACAGTTTCGTTCTCTCCGCTGGTCATGGCTTGCACCATGTCCACGGGTTCTTCCTGTGGTTGGGGTTCGTTCTTCATTTTCTGTCCTCCAGTGTTGCGGTTTCGGGTGTCGTTCATGCGGTTCGCTGTGTGTTGTTCCTCAGCCGCTACGCGGCATAGGGTAGGCATCCCGTATATCAAGTTAGCCGGCATTTTCCTTGATTTTGGGCCGATTTGACCCCGCCGGAGGGCCGCCGGCGACCCCGCCGGACGGGCCGGACTACTGAACCAAGGGTTGGGTAGTCGGGCGGTCTGGAGGGTTAGACGCGTCTAACTTCGGCCCCGCCGAACGGCGGTTAGACGATGCAAAGTTAGACGAAAAAAAAGCAGTTAGACGAAAAAATTTCCGAACGAAAAAGAGCCAAAAGTTAGACGAAAATACCTGAAGTTAGGCGATGAGTCCGACCCCCCCGCCTTGGCGGAGGGGCCGGAGGTGGACACCTCGGAGAGGTGGAATGCGTCAGCGGCGACGGTAGCCCTCAGCGGTGCTTGGCGGCGAGGCGGCGAGCCTCAGCACGGGCGTTGGGGCGGAGAGCGGCGCAAGCAGGGCACATGGGCACGCTGTCGGCGTCCTCGTCGTTGCGGAATTCGGCACGGTGGGCAGGGCCTACGGACTTGAACGGCTTGGCACCGCACAGGTTCACGGATGCACCGGAGACACGGATGTGAAGGACACGACGGGCCATCATGCCTCATCTCCATCTTCTGGCTCGGTGATTCCAAGGAGGGCGTCAACCTGCTGGAGGGCGTTGTAGACGGCATGGGACAGGTCGCCAGCGGCGGCGGCCCATCCATCTTCAACATCTGCGTAGTCAGCAAGGGCACGGTGCAGGGTTGCACGGAGGCCCCACAGCCGGACACGGGTGGCCGGTGCGGGTTCACTGTGCTTCAACACGGCCGGTTCTCCGGCAATAGGGCTGGTAGGGTTTTGGTTCTCCTCCATGTAGTGAAGCAGGGCGTGGGGGTATATGAAGGGACACCCCCGCAGGGGAGTAGCGTCTAACCGAAGGCGGCGTCTAACCGCGGAGGTAGCGTCTAACCGCCGGAGGCGGTTAGCCGGCGCGAGTATTCGTTGTTAGTCGCGTCTAACGAATAACGGAGTAGGGATTGTTAGTCGCGTCTAACTATTAACGGCCACGAGCAAAGTTAGACGATGCGTGTGACGCTGGTTAGACGAAACGAAAAAAGTTAGACGAAAAATTGTTAGCCGAAAAAACCATCGGTTAGACGAAAAATAGTTAGACGAAAAAAAAATAGTTAGACGAAAAAACTTCCGAAAAAGTTAGACGGTTAGACGAGGTGTCCCCCGCCCGCCAGCGAAAACGGGCGAGGGACGGTTAGCCGGAGGGCAGAAGTTAGACGGGCTCAGTTCAACTCTTCATTGAAGTGGTATACAATGTCGGAAAATTCTTCCTTGAGGACTTCTCGCGTGGTGTGGGGGCAAGAAACACAGGCATCGGAAGTAACTTCACGAGCGGCGACAGCGGCGAAGTATTGGCGGTCAGCGGGGGTTGCGTTCTCGTTAAGGTAAGCCCACACAATGCCAAGCAAGGCGGGGCCGGTAAGGTCTGCGAGGGCGTTTTCAAGGCGGACATGGGCTGGTGTTTTGCTCATATTATACGGTAGGGCTATTGGGTATATAAGGTTGTTGATATAGCCGTATAATCGTCTAACCGCAGGTCGGCTAACACGGGGGAAGGGTAGCGATGGTTATTCGCGTCTAATTTTGCGTTTTTTGCGTATTTGTTAGCCGCATCTAACTTTTTATGCGTATTTATTAACTATGGTTAGCCGTTAATAAGTAAAGTTAGTCGCGTCTAACTTATAGGGCCCCCATGCAACGGTTAGACGAAATTTATTTGCTGTTTGCGAATAGTGTAGTATCGGCGGGCGATGCAATTTTTTTTCGGCTAACCACAACACTGCAAGCCGGAAAGTTAGACGATGGCCTTCGGCTAACAAACAGGGGCGCAGTAACACGGTTAGACGAAATAAATATCGTTTTTGCGAAGAGTCTACTATGGGCGGAACATGGACTTTTTTTCCGTCTAACCAGCAGACTGCGAGGCCATCAGTTAGACGAGGCTAACCGGCCCAAAAAACGCCTTTTCGGCTAACTCCCATCGGCTAACAAAATGCAACGCAGTGCAACGGTTAGGCGAAAAAAAACAGCAAAATCCTCCGAATGTAGACTCCTTGAAAATTCGTATTTTTTTACGGCTAACCAAGCAACTGAAAGCCTGTTTGTTAGGTGAGGCTAACCGGCTGAAAATGGCCTGTTTCGGCTAACCTGTGGCTAAGGTATTTCAACCTCCCCTGCTTCGTCTAACTTCTCCATCACACCCGAAAATTTTTAGACGCGCCTAACTTTTCGCTTGAAATTTATTGACTACAAAAATCGTTTTGACTACAAAAAAAGTTAGCCTCCACTAACTGTGGTGTCCTTTTCACCAATCGCGATTTCAGCGGTCTTTAATTAGCCGTGGCTAACTGCGCTTGCCGGTTAGACGAAATTAGGCGAGGCTAACCGTGACCGTGGTTAGACGAAATTAGATGCGGCTAACTACGCCCTGCGGGCGACGGGGTTAGACGCCCGTGCGTGACGCTGGTTAGCCGATGGCTTGGCGGGGTTAGACGGTGTTCCGAATCGGGGGTTAGATGATGTCCCCAAAGTTAGCCGACCGGCAACGACGCCCTTTCTTTATGTTACAGACACGCAAGATGCGTGGTTAGACGAAAAAAAGCCAAACCGAACACCTTATATAGTAGTAAAAATATGTAGATGTGAGGCGAAAAGAAATGCCAACCAACCAAAACCGAACCAAGCGAGACATCATCCGAATCAAGGGCGTAGCATGCGCCAAGTGTGGATGCAAGACCTTCCGACCCCTCGGAGGTGGGGACAATGGACGATGCGTCCACTGTGGCACCTTCACCATCCTATGGGGTGCTTACTGATGCGCCACGGCTGGTCAACCTACACAGTCCTCCCAATCCCCACGGCGGAGAACCCCATTGAAACGCTCAACGACGACCTCACCACCACGACGACCCACACCAGCGTTCGGGCCTACCTCGCCCACACACGACGACGGTGCCCCCACATGTTGTTCAAATCCGTTCGGGGCTTCACCATTGTTGAAATCAAGTGGCGACTCAACGACGACTACATCCGCACGGAGGGGAACCAATGACCGAAAAAATCCCCACCCCTGCCGACGCTCTCCACGCGCTCACGGAGGCCCTGCTCACGCTTGACATGTCCATCGCGCTTCATGTGATTCAAGACTCGCAGTCCATTTGCTACATGCACACGGGCGAAATTATGAACCGCATTCAAAAAATCCGAAGGAGGCTTCAAGATGACTGAGGAATGTGACTTTTGCGGAACAGAAAAACCCGATGTGCGATTGCGTTTCACCGCACACCATCCGGTTTGGCCTCACGACGGCTCGCCCCCCCATCTGTTTTGGGAACGGGAGGCGGCGTGTGACTGCTGTTTCCGTTGGTTCCTCAAAGCCCTGCCGTCCGACGAGCAACGCCAACTTACGCTTGAGAAAAACGGGGAGGGGTCGTCGTGATTGAATGGATTCTCGCCCCCCTGCATTGGTCGCGCTCGCCCGACTTCACCGACCGCCTCTCTACCTGCGGACGCTTCCGGCTCACCGCAAAAATCCGCCACGGCGACCCGCACATCCGGTGGTGTGTGTTAGACGATTGGTCGCCCCATCCCCCATCCTCATTTCCCTCTCTCCGCATGGCTCAAGAGGCCGTGCTTCGCCAACTCGCGCAGGAGGCCACACAATGACCACATACCCAAGGAACCCCGAAAACACACGCCCGAAAAAGAACGCCATAGAACCTCGCCGGTGCGGGAGGTGTAGTGGCCGTGGCTACGGCCCGTGGCGACCCGACGGTGGCCGGTGCTATCAATGCCTTGGTTCCGGTCGGGGCCGTGGCGTCAAGGTGTATGCCTTCCCTGTTGATTGGACGGACGACCAGTGCGCCGCATGGACGGAGGACTACAACGCCAAACTCGCCGCCCGCCGTGAGGCTCGCAAAAAAGCGAGGGAGGAGGCCGCCGAATCCGAACGCTTGGAGGTGGTCGCGAAGAACACCAAGGCGGCTGGCGTCCGTGCGATGAATTTCAAGACGGAGAACACCTTCATCCTTGACATTCAAGCCAAGGCGCAGAAATACCTTTTGTCCCAAAAGCAAGTTGAAGCCCTCAAAAACGCGTGCCAGCGAGAGCGTGACCGCAAGAAGGAGGCAAAAAACGACATCATGCCACCGGAGGGCCGACAGTCCATCACGGGTGAGGTTCTGTCCGTCAAAGAGCATCATTCCATGTATGGCATGAGCCTCAAAATGACCATCAAGTGCGACGGCTACCGGTTGTGGGGCACCGTGCCGAAGGGCATAGACCCGCAACGGGGCGACACCGTCACGCTCACCGCCACCATCCAGCCCAAAGAGAAGGGCTTTGGCTTCTTCTCCCGACCCACCGGAGGTGCCATCGTTGACTGAAACTCGCTGTGGCATCTGTGGAAACTTCGGCCTATTCGGCGGTGTCGTCCTGCACCCCCGCACGCGTCGCCCGACGACCCGCTGTTCTCGTTGCCGAGATGATGAGGCGGTTAGCCGAAAAAATGCCGAATCGGAGGTATTATATACCTCATCAAACCATGTTGATTTAGAGGTGAAAGAATGACCGAATGGCTGATACAAGAACCCGAAGAACACGACCGAGATTTTGATGACCGTTTGTCTGTGTGGCTGATGAAGCACCCGACATGGGCCGTTGTGGTTGACCGTGAAACGGAACGCATCAAAAATCCCAAACTCGGCTATCGCTGGCTATCGTGGCTGGATGCTCGCCGTTGGGCTTACTTGACCATTTTCACCCGACACGGAGGGAAGAAAGAATGAGACACGCAAGGCGATATGACAATGTGAACGGTTGGGAAAGAACGATGGCGGAGTCCTTCGTTTTTACTTCGGAAAGCCGCACATGTGAAGAAACTCTCCGTAAGGCGGTGATAGCCCACCTTGACAGGCAGTTGCGTTCATACGGTTTGCGTCCTTCGGGTTGGGGTCGCCACGCACTTCACGACCGCACCATGGAATTGCTTCTTCAAAAAATCAAGGAGGATTCCCAATGAGCGACGAGATAATCCCGTGGTTTTGGAAGAAGCGATACCCCCACGCCCCTCAGTCGTTGCGCTACAACGCGCCCGGAGGCTGGTCGCTTGACCCCGCCTACGGTGGGGGTTGGACTGTCATGCGGACAGGTTCATCTGTGAACGGATTCTGCCTTGAACGCTGGCACTGCGCCGACATTGACGAGGTCACCAAAATCTTGAACGAAAACGGGGTGTGTGTAGAATGAGCAACCTTTCCGACCTTTACCAAAAAATGGACAAGCGTTCACGAAAATGGCGTGAGTCCAACGATTGCACCGTCAAGGCTCTCGCGATAGCCACGGGCAATACCTACGAGCAAGCGCACGGCGCGCTCGCCTTGCGTGGGCGCAACCACCGCAAAGGCACGAGCATGTTCAATGTGTTCAATGCGCTTCGTGATTTTGGTTTTACCGAAAAAGAAGTCTACCGTCATAGTGCCGTTGAGAAAGCACAAAACCCCTATTATCGGGACTGCGAAACGACTCAAGAAATCGCAAAGAAAATGCGCCGCACCCGATGGGCCAAAGGGCGCACCATGAAATCAATTGAACCCCACCTGCCGAAGCGTGGGGTCTATATCATTCAAACCTCATCCCATGTGCTGTGCGTGCGAGCCGGTCAAATCCATGATTGGACGAGCAAGCGCAAGCACCGCATCACCCATGTCCACCACATCACGAAGGCGGGGGTGTCTCGCAAAGAATGAGGTGGTGGTTAGACGGAAAAATGCCAAACCGAAGGTATTATATACCCCTCCCGACAATGGGTATATAGAGCCGAAGGAGGCAACCGAACCAACCAAACAGGAGGAAAAACCATGACAGGAAAAACAGATACCGAACCGCAAGTCTATGTGGCTTGCCTTGCTTGCTACAACGAAGGACGATTGCACGGCAGGTGGATTGATGCCGACGAATTGGAACATGAATGGGGCTATCGCAAGCACTACGGAAACGCACCACCCGAAGATGAGGATGGGCGATACCCCATGACGAAGTGCAAAAAACCGAACCACGACGAATGGGCGATTCACGACTACGACGGGGTTCCCAACTTGGGCGAACATCCCGACATCCCGTATCTCATCAATGTCATGCGGTGCATTGAGGAACACGGCGACGCGTTCCGTGAATGGTTCAACCTTGACCCCCACAACAAATCCCACCACGACGATTTGAGCGAGGCGTTTGAAGAGGCGTATTGTGGCAAATACAAATCGGAAGAAGATTTTGCCGCCGAACACGCTGAAAGCATGGGCTACATCAGCCCCGAAAATCAAAACCCGTTGCTCATGTATGTGGACTATGAATGGTTTTGGAAAGCCTCTTTACGCCATTCCCACTACTTCTCCAACGGCCATGTTTTCCGAGGTGATGTTTGATGACCCGAATTGACCTCGGCCCCCGACGCGAGCCCTACGGCGACCACGACCTTGACCCCGACGGTTGGTATGGCCCGTTCCACGACCGAGACTTTGCCCTGCGGGTTTTCGCCAAACTCCGCCGCCAGCAAAAATACCGTGGCAAGCCCTCCCTTCTTGCGGGTATCGGTGATTTCACAGAATGGCTCACGGTTCCCGCGACCGTCGTTGAAGAAGCCATTCGCCGTTCCGATGGTGTCTCCAAACACGCCAACGCCAAGGTCACGACCGTTTGGTGGTTCAAATTGCACCCCACGCGGGTTTCCGCATGGCCCCAAGAACACAAGGACTTTTCTCTCAACGCTGAAAACAATTGGGGTGAGGAAGAATGAGCATCAGCCTTGACATCACCGAAGAATCCCGCTTCCGCATGGAAGGTTCATGGGGTGCGACCCAATGGGAAGAAGGCACCCTCCGCATCACCGCATGGGTCAACGAAGAACGAGGCCGTGGTGGTTTTGAAATCTACGATGTTGAGACTCGTGGGAATCGCGCCTACGGCGAAGGTGGCCTGTGGCTTGACGACAACGGTTTCCTGTGCGATTATGACGGCGTGGGTGGTCTTGACCTCCGCATCATTCAATGGTTGGACGATGAAGGTCACATTGACTCCAACCCGAAAGATTATTTCCGTAAAAGAATCAACGAGGCGGCTGAAAAGCGAGGTGATGCTTGATGGTTTGCTACGCATACACCCCCGCCCCGACCTTCGCTCTCATCACCTACACGGTATGGCCCGATTTTCTCATCCCCCCACGGTGTCCACGACAGGATGCCGCCGTTCTTTCTCCACGGGTGCAGAAAATCCGAAAGGAAACAGCAGAATACCGCCACGGACGGAAGGGTTTTATTCTTCCCGTAAAAACATCAATGGGGACTCACGATTGGCCTTGCGTCGTCGCCCCTCATGTCACGGAGGTGGGTGCATGACCGTTCAAGCCGGATGTCACAACTGTGTTCATTTCTTCATCTCGTATTTCAAGGAATGCGGCACCTGCGGCACGCACCTTCACGACGACGGGAGGACTGACGAATGAACACCCGACCACGACGCGACCACATCCGCAAACCCGGACGCAAGGACTCATGCGAAGCCGTGGCTGAAACGATGGCCCACTTCTCACGCGTGGCCCGAAAACCTGTTTGGTTCTCCTACGAGAACCTGTGGGACATTGAGGCCGAGTCCCGCCGAGTCTCCGGTTCATCCCGCCGCATGACGACTTCATCTTTCCCCTCCCGTGGCGTTTTCGCCAATTTTGTTTCAAGTCATTCTCACCTACGGTCAAAAACAATCGCCGTAAAAATAATTCCCGACCTTCCCAAGACCTCCGACAACATGAAAGACCAGCGAAGGTATGCTTACATTCACCTCGGCCAATCCGACATTGAAGGCGTTGACTACGCCGGAGGTGTTCAGTGAAGCCGAGGTGGTGGTTAGACGCAAAATACGCAAACCGAAAGCCTTATAAGGGCAACCGAGTATGTGTATTTAGAAGCGGGGGCAACCCGCCGACAACCAAAAACACAAACAAAAAATGGAGATGAAAAATATGATGGCAAGTTATATGATGATGGGTCAACAGGCCCAAGGCACGACGACAGAAGAGGTGTTGCGAAACGCCGGATTGGACTTTGAGGTGGGGCGTGAACCGCTCTACACCGCCGCAGGGCGTGAGATTCGGTCAAAATTCCAGCGCATCAAGCGCATGGACAACGATGTGACGCTTGGCGTGGTGGGCCGCACCTATCACCCGATGCAGAACCGTGACCTGCTCGGCATCGCTGACCGCCTCGTGCAGAACGACGACATCACTTGGGACAGAATCGGCATGGTGGGCGCAGGTGAGAAACTCTACGCCTCCTTCAAGTTGCCCGACACCTACCGGATTGATGGGTGGGACGACTTAGACCAATACATTTACCTCACCAACACGCATGACGGTTCCGGTGGTATCAAGTGCATTCCCGCCAACATCCGGTTCGGTTGCACCAACCAATTCGCCTTCCACCGACGGCAACTGCAAGCGGCGGGCATCAACCCTCGTGACCTCACCATCCGGCACTCTTCCAAGATGTCGGAACGCATCGGGCAGTTTGAGCGTGCCATCGGCCTCGTTGACACCCTCAACAACAACTTCGCCACCCAAGCCGCCGAGTTGATGACCGTTGAGATGACGGAGGCTGACAAAGCCACCTTCTACATTGACGCTCTCGGCCTCACCACCGACGAAAAATTGGTGGATGCTGACAACGAATGGGGCCTCAAGACGCGTGGCCTCAACACCTTCAACCACCTCAAGGAGTTGGAGAAGTCCAGCACCAACAACACCGCCGCCATGCGAGACACCGCTTGGCAGTCGTTCAATGTGGTGACCGAGTACCTTGACCACGCATGGGTTCACAACGCTTCCGGCACAGTCAACGCCAAGCGCGCCGAGTCTTCCATCCTCGGAACGGGCGCACGCCTCAAGGCCAAGGCTTGGGACACCATCACCGCACGCATCGTCGCTTGAGATTCACCGGAGGACTTCACAAAAAGAGACATCCCTATCCCTATCATCTTGGTTCACACCTCCGTCCCAATGACCCCCCGCTTGGTGGTTCTTGCACGGGCGAGGGGCGAAGCGTGTGCATCAATCAGAAACTTTTGGAGGAAAAATACATGACAGGAACAAACACAATTTGGGAAAAATCAATCAACGAATACAACAAGAACGGCCCCGACCCCGAAGGCTCGGTGTTCTTCCGTGTGTCCGTCAAGGAAACGGTGACCCGCACCTACATGACAACCGACCCGACCATCAAGACCGCGAAGGCCGTTCGTGAGCAATACGACGAATGGCACACGGACAGTTGGCGAGAAATGGATGACATAGATTCGGACGGGTCGCGCATCGGCAAAATTGAGAAGGTGGTGTATTCCCCCTGCTCTTTCGCCCTGCGCTACCTCACGCCACCGGCAGACTTCCCCGCAGACAAACTGCGCTACATCGCATCATCAACCATGTTTGATGAGCAACCCGAAGGTGGCATGTTCGCCAAGAACAGGATTCACCGCAAGTTTGAACGATGCACGAGTTATGTTGAGGGTAAAACTTCTTCTGTCTGTGTCCGTTGTTTCCGTCGGCTCAACCAAGGCTGGTCTTTCATCTCGCCCTTGAAGGAGGCGAGCGAATGATTTCTTGGTGTTCTCGTTGTCAAGCAGAAACAGTCCGTGAGGTTCGTTTGGTCGCACTTCACCCAAGCAACCGAAAGAGAAAGGTTGCCTTATGTCAATGCTCTATCGCTTTGTTGGAGGACTCCGAATGACGACGAGCGCACAGGTCAAGAAGTGGCTCAAGGCTCAAGGAGTTGAAGTCAAGCGAACACGAAGCATCAACGGCAAGCGTGGCGGGAAAACCGTCACGCATTATATTGAAGCCCGAAGCGGTTCTTTGTCGCCTATATTCCCCGTTGAAATGCGCGAGCAAATGCTGAAAATCGTCTATGGTTCCGACTTCGTTTCTCGTGACGGTCGGTGGATTGCTGGAAACATCACCCCACACATGGTTTCTATGCACCCCCTCCGATGGGCGGCTTTGATGGAGGCGAGCGAATGAGCGTAGAAGCCGAATACCGACGCGATGAGTTTCTGTTCTTCGTTGCTGGTTTTGAACACCTCGCCACCGTTGATGAGGTGAGCGAATGAGCGTCGGCCCTCGTGATTTGACGCTCACCCGCCTTGAAGGACTCGTCGCAGGGATGATTGGGAAAGACGCCATCAATGACGGCATCTTCCTCACCGACCGCAAAGTTTGGGTGTCCAACCTTGAGATGATTCGTGCTTCCTGTCCCGTCTGTGGTCAAGAGTTTGTCGGGCCGGACTACAATGTGTTCCACATGCTCGCAACGCATGACTACGGCCACAACAAATTGGTTCAAATCGCTCAACAGAACGCCGAGATGGAAGAGTTTGACGACGAAGAAAGGGGAGGCACCGTCGCATGAAGGCTTACCTCTACCACTTTGACAATTCGTCTAACCCTGTGTGGTATGCTGGCCTCGGCGTGCCGTTCAAATTGACGACCGATTTTTCTTTCGCAAAGTCCGTTGACTTCGGTTCCGTTGGAACCTCCATGCTGTTGAAGCAGTTGGAAAAGTTTTACGGCAAACATTTCTATCAAGTCTCACTTCAAGACGCTGTTCCCTCTCCCGATTATCGTTGTGCTTCCTGTTCCACCTGCTGGACTGAGGATGAGAAAAAGGCGACGATTGACTCCGAGATTCATGTTCACTTGGCTTCTCCTTTGAGAACCAAATCCGCCCCTTCTTTTGCCGAAAAAATAAACAACGCTCGCAGGTGCCTTTCCTGTCGTGTGCTTTTGTGCGGCGACTGCGCCCCCAACATCAACGCACGAAGCAAGAAGTGTGTCGTGTGCAAGCCGAAGCGGAGGCGTGGTTAGGCGTAAATCCGCCCTACCGACAACCTTATAAAGTGCAACCCCCATCTCTATGTATGGGCGGGAAGCCCGATGGAGGAATGAAAATGACCGAGGACAGAATGACCGAATGCGAGAAGAAGTGGGGCGGTGAAGGCTCGCGCCTCTACAACGCCGAATGGGTGCGACGACTTGATGTGTTGCTGGCCGACGAGCGGGTATCACGATACCCTGTCGTCAAGCGACGACTTCAAGGTATGCGCCGCCACGCCATCAAGGTTGAGCAACAACGCTTAACCAAAATCCAAGAATGCTTTGACGGTAAATACAACATACACGCACCGTATGAACGCATCACCCACGCACACGGCCTTTACGGATATTTCCGAACCCAAGCGAGGGCTTGGTTGTGCGCCTCCAAGACTTTCACGCAGACAGATTCCATGTGTCCGTTCTGCATGGAGGATTTCGCCACAGAAGCCTTCACCAGCGACAAATTGCGTTATGACGGCCCCGCAAAGTCATGGGGCGACTTGAACCTCAATGTCAACCGATACGATTTCAACGACCCTGCGATTAAAGAGCAATCGCATGACTGTGCGGTGTTCGCCGCCGCCGTCAACCGCTACCTCAACATCCGAATGACGCCGGATGGCGACCGATGGGACACCTTCTACATGGTTCTCGTGGACGGCCAATTCGTCAAGGTTGAAGAGAAATTGGAAATGAGATTGGGGGAATGAACATGATGATGAAAGTTATTGAAAAAATCAGCGCACACCTGCGCCAGCGTATGCACGAGCAAGTTATCGCCGCCGCCCCGTGGTATGTGGGCGACCCGTGCTACATCATCCCCGACGAC